CGCGCTTTATAACGGACGTTGCCCGTTTCGAAGTCGCCTTCCATTGCCGTCTTGATCGGCGAGCGCACAAAGTGCTTCATGCCGTTCGGAGCGTCGGTCTTGACGAACCAAGCATCCGGATCGGTCAGGAAGTGGTTGATCGTGTAGCCCTGCGGCAGCATGCCCATGCTCTTCATCGCGTTGACGTCGTTGTCGGCAGTACCGACGCGGAGATCCGACACGAGAATACGCTCAGCAGTGAACTGTAGCGCCGGGGGAACGATCAGCTTCATGCCGCGGAGGGCAATCTTCAGACCGCGTTCGTCAACGAAAGCCGAAATGTCGATGAGCGCCTGCTCAAGCGACGTTTCGTTCAAGTCCGCCGGAGTGGTGGGCTCGTTGACGACGTTGCCGCCGCCGACTGTCGGGTGGGTGCCGCAAAGCTCGACGCCGTCACCGCCCTTGTAGGACGAGTTGAAAGCGTTGTTGAGGATCGCAGCAGCCTTCACCTGCTTCGTGTCCGCCATGGAGCGAGCGAGAGCGCGGGTGTAACGGGCCGAGAGACGGTCGTAGAGGTTGTCTTCGACAGCTTCTTCCGTGATGGCGAATGCGAGAGCAATCGTCTCATGGGTGTAGCGTGCCGTCCAAGCTTCGCCAGCCGTATCATAGGTGACGGCAGCGCCTTCACCTTTGGTCGGAGCCTGACCGAAACCCGAGAGCATGACTTCTTCTTCGAACGCGCGGTCCGAGCTCTCCGTATCGAAGATCTCAGCATGCTCGTTGTCGTAGCGGTCATACTCAAGACCGAACAAGGCGTTAAGGCCTGGTTCCAGTTCTTTGAGGAGTTGGGAACGTGTAATAGCCATCTGTCAAGCCTCCGATCAGACGCCCGCACCCGTACCGTTAGCGCAGTAACGGTAGAAGTGGTTGTTGATCATGACGATAGCCAGACGACCCGCTGCCGTCGCGTCGTCGTTCGAAGGTGAATCTTCGAAGCCGATGATGCGGAGGTTGAGGGTATTCGTGGTGTTCGCCGTCGAAACTGCAAGTTCGCCTGACGACATGCCAGTCGTTGCATTGCCAGAAGTGGCAGTAGCAAAGTTGGCATTCGCACTGACGAGCGAGTCAGCCGCAGCCGCGTCGCAGTTGATCAAGAAGAGCTGATCAGGATGCGCAGCGATAAGCGCCGTGGCTTCAGTGCCGGCCATCACAGCAGCCGTGCCCGGCCACTTGTTGGCGTAGGTCGGAGTGCCGTTGAGGTCAGTGTAGTTGCAGCCGATGAACGCGCCCAGAAGAGGGACCGTACCACCATTCGCGTTGCCGACGATGTCGATAAGACCGTTAGCCAACGGGATCACCGGGGTGCCTTCATAGATGACGCTAGAAGTGCCCGCGGTACCCGTCGTCTGGATCTTATACGTGCTAACACCGTTGGTGTTAGCGCCTTCGCCGAGCATCTTATACGGGCGAAGCCCGAAAGCGGCATCGATATTTGCCATTGCTCAGATCCTTTAGACGTTAATCGGAGGAGCGATTTCCCCCGAAGGTGACTCTACTTTGCCGTTCAGGTTTAGTGATCGGCATTGTTGGGTTGCTCTCACGCATTAGGTCGTTGTCTACAGCAGCAAGCTGCTCGTTAGTCTGGCGACGGTAATACGCGTTGCGTTGTGCAGCAAGTTCAAGAGGAATACGGGCCAACACAAGCCCACCAACTCCAATGACACCGGCATGTTTGCCGTCATTGATGGAGGGCAGTTCCCAATCCGGGTACTCCTCGGCGCGAACTAGCTCAAAGCCTTCGCGAAGTCGTGCGGATAGATTCTTCCGGTCATCCTGACCGTTGGCTTCCATACGGATCCAACGGTGGGCATATCCCTCCGGTGCAGGAGGTGCGTCCAGTGAGGACGGGGGCTTCCACGCTTTGGGGCGGGAAGACTTGGCACGGCTGGTTTCAGCACGCGGGGTACGTTCCATGTTCGGCTCCTTCTTCAACGAGCGAGTTTCTGAAGTTGCCGCGCATAGTCTTTTACACTAACTCCGAGCTTGCGGGCAATCTCAATTTGTGAACGGGACAACTTGATCTGTTTCGGGTTGTTTTCCGAACGTCCTGTGGGGCGTGCCGAGGCCACCGATGCGGGGGCCGCAGGCGCTGCTGCCTTCTGGAACTTGTGCGGAAACTCACTCCGAATGCGCTTATCAAGCTCAGAGTAGTAATCAGTGCTGGTTGGGTCGTAGCCTTCCTCTTCCACAAGCTGGCTGTGGATGACAAAAGCTGTCGCCGTCATGGCTTGGTCTTGGCCAAACCATTCATTCTTTTCTGCCCAAGCTTCTGCTTTGGGATCAGGACGTGGAGCCTGACGCTGCTGCGGGGCAGGCTGCTGTTGCGGAGCGGCCTGCTGCGGCTGCGGTGCCGTCATGCGGCCCTTAACAACGCGGACCCGCTCTTCTTCCACGGCCAACTGAGCGAGCTGCTTCTGCGCCTCAATCTGGCCATCCACATCACCCGACTCGACCGCCGCCTTGAACTTATCGGTGATAAGTTGCTGCTGCGTCTTGATGCGGTTGTCGTACTCATTGACGAGACTGACGTCGAGCTGCGCGGCCTTGTTTTTGAAAGCTTGGCTCTCGGCCTGCAGGCTCTTGGCGTATTCAAGGGCCGCCTGCTCACGGCGCTCAGCTTCCCGCATCTTAAACGTGAGCTTGTCAATGCGCTTCTTGACCGACTCGCTGATGCCAGAAAGGTCATCGTCTGACTTCTTGGCTTCCGATTTGTCGTCGTCTTCTGATTTAGCTTTTGCCTCCGGAGCTTTCTCCGGTTCTGGCTGGGCCTCTTCTTCAGCCTCTTCGATAACTTCGAAGTCGTCCTCGTCGTCTTTTTTGAGAACTTCGGTATCACTCATATAGGAGTACCTCTATAGCGCAGCTTAGACGTTCAGAACGTCTTTGGGATCTGCGATGGTTGCGATGATCTCGTCATCGTTGAGGATACGGACTTCACCGCCCTCAATCTTAAAGCGGGCGCCGGCATAGCGTCCGAACAAAACCCAATCACCCTTCTTGCACCACGGGCCACCGGGGAACTTGTCCTTATCGGTGTAGCAGTCTGCGCCCATGTGCAGGACGTAGCCAACCACAGTCGCCAGCGTCTGGCGCTCGACGTACTCGTCCGGGAGATAGACGTTGCCTTGCGTCTTGCCCTGTCCGCGGAACGGGAGAACAAGCATGCGCCAACCGGTCGGCTTCGGGAGCCGTTCGATTGCGGACATGTCCATCTTTGTGGGGTCGAGGTAGAGCTCTTCCTGCTTGACATAAGCCGACTCTACGGGGGAGACTTCTGCCTTTGTTTCTGGCACGGCGCTCTTGGCCTTAACTTTCCGGGCTACATGCTCCGGCAGGATGAGTTCACTCATCGTCCATTTCGCTCTCTTTTAGCAGAAGGCGGATCTCAGCTTCGATATCGTTCCACGCTTCGAGCTTGCCCCGAAGATGGCGATAAGCGGCGTAATCGTGGACGTTGCCTTCTGTGATAGCTTCCACGACCGTGTTACGACGCTCGCGCACAATCTTGTACATTTTCTCTACAATGTAAAGTCCATCCATGGCGAAACCTCAATCTTTACAGAAGGCTTCGCGACGGGCGTTGTGAACTTTGATCTGGACAATAGTCATGTCCGTGTCTTTCGGATCCCAGCGGATGTACCCGAAAACGGAACAGCTACTTTCTAATGAAGCGGTCTGGGTTGCGCAGCCCGCCAGGGCTAACATCAACGGAATCACCAGCAGTAATCGCATCTCTCAATCTCTCTAGTTCGATTTGCGCGCGGCGGGCCTCCGCATCAGCGACGGCATCCGACCGAATCTTCCAATAAAGTCCACCCGCAACCGCGACTGCTATAGCACCAAGTGCTACATAGCGGCCGATTGGAGTGAACAAGAACGGGATCATTCCCCGGTCTCTTCCAGTCTCTGGCGGCGCCAGTACCAGATGGCAGCCGCGGCCACCACAATCAGTACGAGCGTAAGAAACATCGGATCCTTAACTAGGTCTAGGACACTATTTAAGGAATCTCCCGTTTCCTTTACTTGACGGGAGACTTCGCTTGCAGCCGAAACCGCAGCAGCCCCGCCGGTCAGGATGGCAGCATTGCCCTCTTTGGACTTGGCCATCGTCTTCTTCGGCTTGGGAGCATCTGGGGTGAAGCGGGCTTGATCCGTATCCACGTCAGCCTTGTCGTTGACCGAACGCCACATGGCGCACTCAGCCCGACGGCGGCGAACGAGGCCCGGCAATTCCTTACCACCGCCCTTGGTCCACTTCATCAGCTCGGCGGGAACCGCATCATAGTCCCCGGCGTTGAGCTTCTTGAGCAGGGTTGACTTGGCCAACGCTCCTTCGCCCACGTTGAACGTGAACGAAACAAGAGCGTCAAACTGGTTTTGCGTCAGAGGAACTTTGACCAAGCGGTCTACCGCATCCTCATACTTAACCAGATCGTTAGCCAAGATAGCATTGGCTTCTTGGTAGGTAATCTTCATGCCAGGCACGACTTTGGGCGAGCCTGCTGCAGAGGTGTGTCCCACCCCCACAGTTAGCACCCCCGCTGGGCATACGTAACTTTCTAAGCGTACGCCCTCGAACTGCTTGATCAGATCGATGCCGGCCTGAGAAGTTTTCACCGAACAACGAAGCCCTTGTTGCGGAGCATGGCGCCCTGACCAAGGAACTTCTGCCGGCCCTTCGGAGCGGCTTCCACCTTGACGGCGGATTCCTGAGCAAGCGGCACGGACCCCTGACCAACGATGGTCTGAGACGTTTCGACAGTGGGTGTTTTGGGCTGAGCCATTGTTGCCTCTTAGACCGTAGGAGTGGTGGTTGGGGTTGCTGTCGGACCGGCAGGCAGACCCTGCTGCGGCTGTGGGGCAGGCTGTGCGTACATGCCTTGGTAGTAGGGGAACGGAGAGTATTGCTGACCCGGCTGCCCAAGATAAGGCGACGGATAGGGGTAGCGCATCTGCCGATTGGCATTTGCGATATCAAAGTACGACCGGAACGGCGTCGTAAAGGGGGACTGGAAGGGGTCAATATTGCGGTACTGCGGCGGGGCCGGAGCGAGATAAGTCTGCGGAACCGATACCGCAGGAGCGGGCGCAATCGGCTGAGCCGCTACAGGAGCCGCCGTCGTTGTTGTCGCAGCCGGGGCAGCCGTTGTTGCCGCGGATGTCACCGGAATCTGAGAAATCTGCGGTGCCGAATAGGTAGGCTGGAAGTAGCCTTGGTTGACGCTAGCAATGGCCTGCTGCTGAAGCTGACCGAGCTGGCCAGCATACCGGTCGAGAGAAGGTGTTGTTGGAGCAGGGGTCTGAAGCGGCGTCTGAACAGGGGTCGGTGTCTTGTTTACCGGCGGGGCAGTCAGAGCCTTGTACTCTTCTGACTGACGAACCGCGTCACGGAACTGTTGCTCCGTGATAGCTCCGCTCATCAGAGCCTGTTCCCATTTAGCTAATCCAGGATCCTTCGCAGCAATCTCTTCGTACGTGCCCTTGCGCTGGAGAGTGCCCGTGTACTCTCGACCAATGTCGTAACGCGCGGCTTCCTGAGAACGAGCGATCTGATCGATAGCCTGCTGCGTTGTCATGCCGCCGCCAGTAACGGCGTTGACCCACTGCTGCAGACCCGGATCGTCCGCGCCACTACGGCCGAGTTGTTGCTGGTACGCACCGCCGATATCGTAACGAACACCTTCTTGAGATCCTGCGATGGCCTGCTGCACCGCTTCACGGGACATGGCGCCCGAAGCAATGGCATCGGCCCATGCCTGCATGCCCGGATCGTCCGCCCCAGAGCGCCCGAGTTCTTGCTGATAGAGTTGGGCGACGTAGTCGCGAGCGTCATCGGCCATGTGAAGGATCCTTCTTTGTCACGCACGATACCCTTGTACGGGCAAATAGTCACTATAGTTGCGCGGATCGTACCGCGTCACGAAGTCGGAAACATTAAACCCATAGGGGTTTGCGGGCTGCCTCTGTACGGCAGCAGGGTTGATGACCTCGCCAGTAGTTGCCGCAACGGTGGGCTCGACAAGAGTGGCGATGCCACCATCTGAAGATCCCGTACCAATTGCTGCTGGCTGCCCGCCACCGTACGCCCCGCCAAGACCAATGCCAGAAAAGCCGCCGCCCAGAAGACCTCCGGGAGGAGAAAAGCCCCCTCCAAGAGCTACGTCGGCGAGATTGGCTCCGACGCTCTGCCCCGTTCCAATATAAGACGCGCCTTGAGCCGCCAAACCCGGAATTCCTCCGAACGCCGCAAGTGCGGCATTTGCCGCAACGGTTGCTGCCGTGTGCCCCCATCCAGGCTGCGCCACGTCTTCCGCCGATATGGAGCTGGCGGATCTGGTTGGGGTCGAGCCTTGTGTCGCTGCTGGTGCGGAAGTTGACGGGGATACCGCCGCGGCCGTCGCAAGAGAGGAAGAGCTTGTCGGTGCCGGAGCCCCAGCTAGACCAGCAATCCCCGGCAGCCCAGCCGAAGTCATGCCCGAGAAGCCATAGCTTGAAACTGCGGGCGCGGTCGGGGTAGCCCCCACGTTTGACAAGGCGCTCGGCTGCGTCATGCTGTTAAGCTGGTCGGACAGTTGCTGCGCAGAGAGACTAGCAATCCCGCTACGCTGCGCGGCTACGTCCTGCGCGGCGACGTTCGTAACGCTGGGGGTTCCCGCATAGCCAACCGAAAAAGCCTGGTTGCCGGTGGGCATAGACACACTGGCAGCAGGGGTGCTGTAGCCCGGCATACTATACGCGCCAACATTCTGCGCCCCAAACGTGGAAACGGCTTGAACCGCAGCATCAATGGATGGGCTGATGCTAACAGTCCCTGTACCGAACCCAGTGAACCCTGTTCCCAGTCCGGAGGGATCCGCAATACCGATATCGGACAAACCTTCCGACGGTGTTGCTGCGGCTTGGGCTAAGCTGCTACCCACGTTGCTCATGTCAGCCGCGAAGGATGCTTGATCCGCCGGCATGCCGACAGCGGCCATGCCCAGACTGACATCAGGGGCTGTGCTGGAAGGGGCAAAACCGGAAGTCGAGAACCCTTGCGGGCCTGTGTCTCCTAGTTCAGCAAGACCTGTCGTTCCGGTGACTGCAGTTGCCCCCGCCGCCGGGGCCGTTCCAAGACCCCCGAGACCGCTTAAACTTCCGAGTCCACCAGATATGCTGGGGGTTCCGGACATGCTAGGGGCACCAATATCCGCAACACCAGTTGCTTTGGCTCCTTGCGACACATTGGCCGTACTAAACCCGCCATACCCAAGACTGACGGTTGGGGACACCCCGGCGGCAGCCGAGGCTATCGAAGAGCTGCCGGTAGCGGCGGCAGCGCCGACCATGCTGGCCACGGCATCGGCTATAGCCGCGTTGCCCGTTGCTGCGGCGTTGGCCATAGCGGCTTCAGGGCTGCCAGAGGTGTTTGCTATGTTAGCTGCGGCTTCTGCAAGTGCTCCTGGACCAAAGCCGGGCGTGGCGTTTGGCCCTCCGCCAATTTGAGAAACCCCACTATCACTCCCTGCAACACCAGCAAAACCCTCTGTTCCAGTGCCCAGAGCTCCTGCAACACCCGCTAGTGGGTCACCGCCAAAGTCGCCGAAGCTTGCAGAAACATCAGCCGCAGACGTGTCGGTGCTGTTTCCGGTGGTTGATGCTCCGTCGGTAGACGCTGTATTTCCGGTGTCCCCAGGAGAGTTTGCCCCTCCTGGACCAGTATTTCCGTTATCCCCGCCGTCCCCTTCACGAGGAATGTTACGAAGGAGGAGAAGCTCCCACGACATCGACATCAGACAACTCCGGCACGCTGCAACGATACGTTAGCGCGAAGCTGCGCGATATCTTCGTTGGACTGCATGCGCTCGCGATCCAGAGAATCACGTACGGACAACTTCTGACGATCAAGCTCGATGCGAGCACGATCCGCTTCCGCCTTCTGCGCAATCTGCTGCGCCTTGATCTGCAGGTTTTCCTTCTGCAAATCGATCAGAGGATTGCCCTGATCAGGCGGTGGTGGCTGCAGTTGTTGCATGATCTGAGCCTGCATCTGCGCTTCAAGCTGCGCAACTGCGCGATCACGCTGTACAGGATCCACCTGCGGAGGCGGCATTATCATGGGGCGACCGAACTGGTCAGCGACCTGTACAGGTTGCTGCATCTGTTGCATGACCTGCTGCTGCGCGAGCAAGGAAATATGCTCGAAGATATGCGACAGCAAAACGCCCTGAACTTGCGGCGAAGCTTGGATAAGCGGCAGCATGTAGAACTGAACATGCGCTGCAATGTGAGCCATGTGGTCTTGGTCTGGGAAGGCTTGTAGCGGGGAGCCTCCATTAGGAACAACAATCGCCCTAGCATTTTCCTGCGCCGGCCCTTGCGGTTGCGGATTGGGAGGAGGCGGAAGCAGCATGTCGATGTTCTGTACGTTAAGCGCAGCGTACATGCGACGATAGGCTTCGTAGAGATTGTGCATCTGCGGCGCAGCTTGAGCAAGACGGAGTTGCTCTTGCGCCAACGAAATGCGCTGCGTCATCGAGTAGATGTTCGGATCAGATACCGGAAGGATATCGATGCGATCATCAAAGTCTGCAGCTTTAATGGTGCGATCTGCGTTTGGAACTTCATACGGATATTCAGGCGGAAGCGACTCAGCAAAAACAATTGCGAGAAGTTTCAGCTCTTGCATCTGAGCGTAATGCAGGCGCTTGTGAACCGCCGACATAACGCGTGAGCCGCGTTCCAAAAGCGCAATCGTGGTGCCGACAGGAAGCTCTTGGTTGGTTTCACCCATGCCAAGATCTTTTGTGCCGACGAACTTTTCAGCCGCGCCAATGCAGAAGCCAAGAAGCTGGAATAGTGTTGCGCTTGGCTCCTTGTACGGGAGCGGCAACAGGTTTTCGCGCAGCGAACCACCCGGAGCATCGACGTCTCGCCACTCACCCGGCTGCAACGGTGCGTCTTGGTCCTGCACACGCAGGCCCTTCGCCTTGAAACCGGCCGGCAAGTTTGCCAACGTCCCCGCATCGATCAACTGACGCAGGATTGACGTAGCAGA